GTTAAGAGATTATCATACAAAATTGTATAATGTACACTTAATGCAACTAAAAATACATTTAACCAAGCTATCATGATCGAATTAAACAATTCATACTCGGGTTCTTGTTGTTGAACTTGTTGAGTTTCATTACTCGTTAAAACATCTACCACAGGTGGTCTTTCTTCTTCATAATTTATACCTATAATAGGAGTTCCATCAGGTTGTCTAATTTCATTATAGTACATAAAAGAATAAGTACTATATCTTTTATGTATTTTAAATGTAAAGGGTATTGTTTTATATGCAACTGTCCTTTAGAACCATATATAAAATCAAGTAATCGAGAGAAACGCGAACTCATTAGAAAATACAGAAAAATAAAACCACTTTTTTTAGTGAACAACGAGACGTATTTGAAATTTTTTAAATTAAAAGTAAAAAGGGTCTGTTATTCATGCTTTAAAACGTGTGGTAAACCATCACAGGAAGTTCTCAGGTCAAGGGAAATTGGAAAAACCAAAACCATAAATAGAAATTTATCATTATCCAGAAAAGAATTATTTTTATGGTACAAAGGTTTATACAATTACGTAAACAAACATTTTCATAATAGACCCATAATCGTGTACAATGATATTTAAAAAATTGTAAATAATAAGTAGTATGTGTGATATATCTGGTCCAAATACCGGTGCCATTTTACGAATGAATGCCATAGGTAAACAAGAAACGTACCTTTTATCAGACGAACCAAACAAATCGTTCTTTAAATATGATTCTAAAAATCACGCACATTTTACCAAGTTTCATAAAAGTTTAAACGTTAGTAAGCCAAGTACAGCCAAACCAAATTGGCCTTTTGGAGAAACGATTAAAGTTACATTGAATCCAAGGAATATGGGAGATCTCTTATCCAATATGTATATATCATTAACTTTACCACCTATAAATAACGCAATCGACGAATATTTTGCAGACCAATTAGGAAGACATATATTCAAATCAATCACTATGCGCGTAGATGATCTCATTGTAGAAACGTTTCATGATGATTGGGGTGTTATTTATGACGAAATGTACCTCGACGAATCCGAAAAGCGTACAAAAAGATACACACTAAACAGGAATTTAGCAGAAGATACAGCTTTAGAACCAGGTAATTGTGTGTTCGGAGGCTTAAAATCTAAATTGTTTATACCCGTACCATTTTTCTTTTCAAGAAAATATGAAAGTGATGAATACGAAACAAATAAACCAAATCGACCATATTTTCCAACATGTGCAATACATAAACAAAAAATAGAATTTGAATTTGTTTTTAGACCTAAAACCTTCTTTACAAATGCTGCGGGTACAGTTTCACTCGATGGGTTTGACATTATTACAGAAGAAATAACAATACCCAACGAAGAAAGAGTTTACATTAAAAGTAAAGAACACACATTCATAACAGATGTTGTTAAAAAACACCCTTCTCTTGAAATTAAAACGGGTGAAACAGACGTAAAACTCGAACTTGTTCCAGACATACCCGTAAAAAACATATTCTGGTTTTTTAGACAAGTTGCTTTTGAAAACGAAAATATTTTTGATGGTACCGGAAATACCTTATTAGCAAATGTGTTTGCGAACAGATATAACTTCTCGTCAAACGTAGAATATTCCGTAAAAAATGAATTTTATAATCCACCCATGCAAAAAGCTAAAATATTTATAAACGGAGAAGATATGCCAAATTTACAAGATAGTGATCACAAATATTATAAATATGTAGTACCTTTTACAAGTCGTTTATCTAGACCATATAGAAATATTTATACGTATGCTTTCTCGATGAATCCGATTAATGTGGAACCATCGGGAAGCTTGGATTTTAGTCAATTACAATCAAACAAAACAACACTAGAAGTAAATATGAAAAGCGGTTTAACAAGTGATTATACTTTACACGCGTATTACGTAGGATACCAAACATTCTCGTTTAAAGAAGGTTTCATGACACGCGCTTACTAAATAAATCATTTTTATTAACGTTTATGTATTCAATTATTTTATTTTTTATACACCATCTTATGAAATTCAATTGTGCCACAGTTGTATGAATTCCATGATTTGTACCCGGTATAGTATATTCAATTTTAGACGATCTACAAAACGGATCGAATAATTTTTTACTATACCCATCCAAACTCGATTTATAGGCACAATGAACACTAAAAATTTTACCATCACCCGTTTTATAAGATAAATTTGTACGCTTAGAATAATTTGTTATAAACCATTCTAAATTTCTCAAAGATATTCCACCAGTTTTGTTTAATATATTTTCAAGGATTTCCCTATTTTTTGGGGATTCATAAAACGTATCGATAGAATGTAACAATATATCAGATTTGTTCATGTTATAAAATATAGGTCTCTAACTTTTAAGTATCTTTTCAATGATACTGATCAGCCATTTCCTCTAAAGACTGTTCCGAATGTAAGGGTGTATAACTATTTGATTTAGGTATCACTTTCATATTAACATCTCTATCACAATACAATGTTTGATTGACGTGCTTCCTACAAAAATTCTGTTTATTACCACAATCGTGTGTACATATAGTATCATTTCCGTCTCTATCTTTGTATACACCCTTACATTTACCTAAATGGTAATCTTTTTCTATAAACGGTATAAATTGTTTGAGAGATAATTCAGACACACACATATTCAACCTTTTACATTCATTTAATATACTACGATTTACTTCTTCTTCACATAAATGATCCATATCCCATAAACACTTAGCAAATCTAGAATTACCCTTTTTATATTTTTCTACATCCCGTTCATCCTTAATAGAATCACTTTCGAGTTCATAAGACAATTCTTCGGGATGTGGATATCCAGATTTTAACTGTTCAATAGTTAAGAGAGTATACTTTGTTATTATACGTTCCCATAATATCTTAATGTTATGTACAGCATTAGAACGTATAAAATACCATATTTGTTTTTCAACAGAAGATTTATTGACTTTTACCATTGTTAGTATATAAGTTCTTTTTTTTAAGTATTAAAAAAATCGCTAATTTTTCTCTGAGTAGGATCGTGTACAAATTTCTTACGTCTATTTGGTTTAGCGCGTGTAATGAGTTCACCAAATATCTCCTCCTTAGGATCTTCAAATAATGGTTCAATCAAATCACACACAGGATTCAAAAACTTATTCAAAAAATAATACGGATAATCAACAGGTAAATTATTCTCTTCCGCGTATTTAGGATCTTCAGCTTTTTCGTAAGCTTTTGCTCTAGGATCGTGTGTTTTCAAAAGAATATACGGAACTCTATCCCCCGATTGTGGTTCAGATCCAGGTTGCCTTTCTCGCATTTTATTACGAACCTGAACGTGAGATAAATTGTCAGATTTGTATGAATCGCCCAATTGTTGCGAAAGTATTAACTTTTCGTGAGGAACGTCACCTTCAAGTAATTCGATAGCACGTTGTAAAGCGAGTGCCTTAGGAGGTCCAGTATCACTACTCTCCAAAACAACATCGAGTAATTCTTTACACACTTCACGCATATGAGGTGTATTATCTCGCCTCACAAGCTGTAAACCCTTAACATCAATGTAATCCATGTTCATATTTCCATCTTTACCTTGTGTCCAAAGTTTTGCCGCGTAACGTTTCTTTGAATACAAAAAATACGGACAATACACCTTCTCAAGTTCAAGATTATTTGGCTTTTTAAATAGATGTGTACACGCAGTCGCTGCGCGTTCCCCAAGTTCCCAACTATACTTGATAGCTTCATCACCTTTACGATCTCCAACATCAAATTCAACCATAACAGAATCAGTATCGCCGTAACGTACCTTCGAACCCGGGAAATTCTCCTCGACATATTTTTTCGTATCATCGATCATCATTCGACCTTTTCGAGTAACTGATGACGCAATTGGAACACATGGCAACATACCTTTAGATGCACCCGTAAAACCATACACGGAATTCATGGAAATTTTATACGCCAATTGTTTACCATTATACATTTGTTGTATAGAACCAGTTGAATTAGCCATGTCTTTTTTAGCCTGTTTACGAAATTGTTTAAGTTCAAGAAGAATATTCGGTAAAAGACTCGGCACATTCTGAACAAATTTAAACTGCCCAAACGTTTCGATCTCTAAATCAGGATACCGCTCCTTATCCTCATATTTAGGATCCATTATCAAAGTTGAATAACACAAATTATGCGCCATCATTATAGATGGATATAGAGCCTCAAAATCAAGTGCCGTAATAGGAGTATAATATGCACCTTTCTGCGCTTCAAGAACAGTTGCTCCTTCATACCCATCAACCATACCCTCACCCCACGAAAGTGTAGGAACAAGATACCCCATTTCCCGCGCCTTTTTAGTTAATTGACTAAAAACTTTTATTTGTTGTCCACGTTCGACGAGGTACGTTAAGGGAACCCACGTCGCTTTAGCCATTTCCAAAAGATTAATAAGTGTACATAACTTTGATAGAAGTCTATGTGGAAGTAAAGTATCTTTAATACAGTATTCAGCAACCTCGCGCAATTTAATAGGGTCTTCCTCGACAAAACGCGCAAACATTTCCTTTGCAGGCATGTCTATTTTTTGATCACCAAGATACAACTTAGAAACGTTATCAAGTTTATAAGAATCAAGTTTATACCCTTTTTTTACTTCGTGAAATAAATCAAAAACAAAACGACCGGGGATAGGTAAAAGTTTTAAGTCATTATCACCAAGAGCACTCGATGACAATTTCTTATACACCATTTTACACGCGTAATCTTTCAATTTACTTATCTTATAAAACTTTCGTGAACACCCAACTTTCTTAGCACGTTTCATTATATATTCCATATCAAAACCAAATATGTTCCAACCCGTAATAATATCAATATCCTTTGTAATCATATATTCACTAAACGCCTCTAACATACCCTTTTCAGTATCATAGCTCAATATATTACACCCTTCCAATTTAGAATCTGTTTTCTTATAACAAAAACACGTCTTATCGTAAGGTATATCTGAACCAAACGTACACAATGAAATAGCTATTTGAAAACAACAATCACCGTCTATATCCGCATCAGGAAACTTACCAGTAGAACTATTACATTCTATATCCAGGGAAGCAACAACAAAAGGGGCAGTTTCCGGATTATCAACGGGTTTTAATAGTGTCCAATCTTTACAATACAAATCAATATCAACATGTGCAACATTATTATCATCACACAAATCACCTGTATCTAACCACCCAGTCGATTGTATACCAGTCCTATGCATTAGCCTCAGGACAGGGTCCAGGTTAGACTCGTATACTTTAAGCTTTTTGTATTCATCCGGAAGAGCTCTATTCTTAATTTTATAAGAAACCTTCCTACGATCGCCCAAAGTTTCGAATTCAAGTTTCATGAAATAAAACTCCTCGTTATCTTGAAACCCCCACACATCTTTCGATTTTATTATCGTATAATCAAAATTAAGTTCAGGACATAACCTACACATTTTTTGGTACCAAATAGAGGCCCATGTCTTATAATCTTTACGAGGAAGTTTCACGTAAAAATATGGTTTAAACTCGGTCGTAACACACACAGATTTTCCATCAAACGTCTTACCAAAAACACGTACTAAGTGAACTTGATCATCATCTTCAGTTTCCCAGGTAAGAGCTTGAAAAACAACCATTTCTATTACTACGTTATCGCTCGATTTTTTTAATATACTATATTAGTAAAATATGTCAGCTGCTTTGATTGACCTCGTATCGGTCGGTGCCCAAGATGTGTACATCACAGGCGACCCACAAGTCTCGTTCTTCAGACAAAACTATAAACGCCACACTAACTTCGCGATAAAACCAGAACGTCTCGATTACATCGGTTCGTTCGGTGGCGGTAATGAAGTTGTTATTCCAATTAGATCCAAGGGAGATCTTTTAAGCTACGTCTGGGTTGAAGGTACAGATATCAACAAAAAAGATAAAGATGCGAACAGTTTTTATAATTCTGATTCGTCCACACCAACCGAATTCTCGCTCTGGATCGGTGGTCAAGAAGTGTGTAAAATGGATTCGCTCTTTGTTGCGGGTGTCCATAACGTTCTCTACAACGAATCTCAAGCGAAGGCTTCGTGTGCAACAACGTGCTACGATAACGGCGAAAATGCCAGCTCTAAATCGTACGTCATACCATTCTTCTTCAGTGAAGATTGGACCAAATCCTTACCACTCGTCGGTCTTCAATACCACGAAGTTGAAGTTAGAATAAAGTTATCTTCAGACTTTTCAGCTCATGCGGATGGTTATAAAGTATACGGTTCGTACGTGTTCCTCGACACTGCCGAGCGTGAATTCTTCGCCAACGAAGAACACGAAGTTCTCTTTACACAAACACAATTCCAACCAATGTCGCATACGGATACATCTGTCGATCTCACATACTTTAACCACCCAGTTAAGGCCGTCCACGTCGCGTGTTCTGAAGATCACAGTACGAAATATTCGTTCACAGATGCGACCATGTACATTAACGGAACACCACTCTTCGAAAATATGTCGTACGAATATCACAACAAGGTTGTACCATCCAGACACTGCTCCGTCCTTTCACCAACGCTCGATAATGAATGCGTTGCCACGTGGCCATTCTGTCTTACGATGAACAAGTCTCAACCAACGGGTTCTTTGAACTTTTCGCGCATCGATAGTGCAAAATTAGCTATAAACTCACCAGATTCTGGTGATACACCAAAATTAACTCGTGCATATGCGGTCAACTATAACATTCTCAGGATTAAGAATGGTATGGGTGGTGTCGCATTCGGAAACTAAATATTAAATTAATTCGTACCAGTCGAACCAAAACCTCTATTAGCACGCAACGTTTTCTTTAATTCGTCAACCTCTTTTATAACAGGTGTCATACACTTTTCCAAAATCAATTGCGCAATTCTATCACCCTTTTTAACTTCGTAAGGAATAGCTCCGAGATTAAATAGGTTAACACGCAATTCACCCGTATAATCGGGATCAATAACACCAGCACCCACGTGTATTCCATATTTCACGGATAAACCAGAACGAGGGGCAATTCGACCATAACACCCTTCAGGAATCGTCGCACATATACCCGTACTCACGATATTTCGTGAACCTGGTTCGATAGTTAGATCTTGAAGACTATATAAATCGTAACCGACGGATCCGTGAGATTGTCTCGTAGGTAAAACCGCGTCTATACTAAGGCGTTTAATTAAAAGTTTATCTTCTGTACTCGTCATTTTATATAACTAGTCCATTATTCTTTAATCCATTTAAAAAAATAAACCAAAATTAAATAAATGAGTTTGAAAATTATTATGGGAAACATGTTTTCAGGTAAAACAACCGAACTAGTTCGACGTTTGAAAAGATACAAAATTATAGGAAAAAATATCCTCGTACTAAATTCAACACTCGATACAAGGTCGCCAGAAGAAGTTTTACGAACACACGATAACATGAAATTTGAATGCATAAAAACAGAAAGTTTGGATAACATAGATTATAAAAACGTTGATGTTATTGCCATAGACGAAGCTCAATTCTTCCCAGGTCTTAAATCGTTCGTTAAAAGTGCTATATTTAATAACAAAACCGTTTTATTAGCGGGTCTTGACGGTGATTATAAGCAGGAAAAGATAGGTGAAATAATAGATTGTATACCTCTTGCCGATAAAGTGTTCAAAATATCAGCCATGTGTATGGAATGTATGGATGGAACACATGGACCATTCACTAAACGTATTGTTGATAACAAGGAAATAAACTTAATTGGAGGAAAAGATATGTACAAGGCTGTGTGTAGAAAACATTTATAAAATATATACACTGATACTATGAAATTACAGGATCTAAATAAGTTCACAAATGTAATTCGGGAAGAATTAAACAATTTACCCGATAATTTCATATCCAAAATTCCGAGGAAAGAAGGTGAATGGGATGGTTCAGAACATATGCTGGAAATTGTTGATTTATATACAAAAGGAAATTACGGGTGGTTAAAAGGTGGTCAAGACCATGTACAAGATTCATGGGTAAGTTGGCCAATCATTTGGAACTGGAATCAAGTACCTGGAAATTGTAATCAGTGTCCTAAAACGGCAAAAATACTTTCAAAAATAAAAGGAATAAAAATAGCTGGATTATCACTCATGAAAGGTGGTGTAAAATTAAAAGAACACACGGATGGTGTTGGAGATGATTATTTGTACACGTACCATCTAGGTTTAAAATGTCCAGAAAAATGTTTCCTTCACCACTCGGTAATAGGTACACACGTAGAAGAAAACGGTAAGGCTTTACTCTTAGATGCACGCGAACCACACTGGGCCGAAAACCAATCTGAACACGATAGAGTAATTTTATACATGGAAATATATTCTCACGATATATAAATGTCAAGCGAACTTAAAGATCCAAAATTAACAGATACACAAATAGGTCTATTCGCCTTACCAACACTTGTCGTAATCACAATAGCCCTACTCATACTCTTGAACAAACAAATAAGACGTAGTCCAGGAGCTTACATATCACTCATACTCGCCATAATACATCTTTATCACCACTATACACTTGTAAGATTACAAAACAAACAGTAGATACATAAAGTAATAAATCGTATAGTATATAAAAACATGTTTATGATCCAAGAACCTTACGGATTATCAGAATTTCAGTGTTGGTTAATATCACTCACTTTAGGAATTGTTTTATACAGGCGCTACAAACGTGGCGAAAATTACATACAATAATTTAAAAACGTATTTTTCTACAAAAGTTTTCCTTTCGTATAAAAATATATGTACATGTTAAGAATGAGTTCAACACCAGATACATCAATTGGTTCTCGTAGAAAGGCAGATACAGTTTACGTGTCTAATAATAACAATAATAATTCATCAAATAATAACGAAACCATAAAAAGAAGAAATAATAATAATGTTGGGTATAACCTTAATAAAAACAGGTTTATATATAGACCAAAAACAAATACTAAAAATAATAAAATTAATAATCAGAAATCAGTTGCAAGACCCGGGACGAGTAAAAGACCTCTTAACAATAATAATCAAAAATCAGTTACAAAACGGGTAAGAACAAAAAATGCAATTAATACAATTTACCCAAACATTCGTAAACCAGTAAATGGAACAAGAGGAGTAGTAGCTCAAAGAACAGGAATTCCACCGAATTTTAGTAAAAAAGTTCCTAACCTTAAACCGGCAATAAATAAAAAACCACCAAAACAGAAAACAACTAAAAAAAAGACAACTACTAAAAAACCAAAAACAGTTACTCAACCTTCTACAAAATCTAAAAACTTATCGAATGTATTATTATCTAGAATTAATAATTTTACTAATCAAAAAAACAAAAATGTTGCGAGAGGACTCAGTTATTTATACGAGAGTAATAAAGGAATAGTACCAAACACACATACACAAAACGTTTTTAAAAATGCAAAAACCGTAAATAACCAATTTACACTTATGAAAAAACAAGTTAATCATATAAGTTCAGATACAAAACATATAAAGTTTTCTAAACCCAACATTGATTTAAAATCTTCAAATAAAGATTTTAATCTAAATTTTCTATTTTTAGTTTATTTAGATATGGTACACGATGGAACGTATACAGGTAATTCTTTCAAAACATTTTTAAACAGTGATATTGCAAAAATATTAATTGGTAATCAAATACCAAAATTTAAAATTACTACCATGA